TGAGAAATTTGCGACAGAGTGCGATGGGATACTTATGTGGGCCATTGAGGGTTTAAAAAGGCTTATTGCTAATGGATATGTTTTCAATGAAACCGAGAAAACTAGAGCCGAATTGCAACGTTATAAAATTGACAGCAATAGTGTTTTATCATTTGTCGATGAATGTTGCGAGGTTAGTGTAAATGCAGAAATATCCCGTGAGGAGTTATATACAAAATTCAAGGAATATTGCCACAATGCAGGATTAAGACCTGTTTCACAGGCTAATTTTAATAAAGACGTGGAAAGCTGTGATGAGCACATTGTGCGAAGCCTTGAAAAAATAAGCAGAAGAAAGACTTGGAAAGGTATAAAGACCAGTGACTAGGCGGTTTGAACGGGTTGAACCACTTATCTCAACTCCTTACGTATATAACCAAATACAGAATATATACTTAAAAAGATAAATAATATAAGGATACTCAATAACCCGTTCAACCCGTTCAACCCGTTCAGACGATTCAAAACTGATGGAGGTTAATGTGGCAGAAAAAGATATAGTTGCAGCAATTATAAAGTATTTAAAGACTGTGCCTCACTGCTTTTGCTGGAAAGAGCATGGAGGTATGTATGGCACAGCTGGAATTCCTGATATCATTTGTTGCATTGGTGGCAGGTTTGTCACTTTTGAAGTGAAAACAGATACAGGGAAACTTACAAAGTTACAAGAAATAACAATACAAAGAATCAAAGATGCTAAGGGACAAGCCTACAAAGTAACAAGTTTAGGTGAAGTTCAAAATATACTTGAAAATTTGGAGGGTTTGAAATAATGAATGCAAAAGAATACTTAGAAAAAGCTTATAGATTGGATTTGAAAATAAGCAGTAAAATTGAGCAAATAGAGAGGCTTAGAGCATTAGCATATAAGGTTACCTCGAGTTTAGGAGACAAAAAAGTAGCTGGTACAAAACAAAAAAGTCCAATGGAAAGTGCTATTATTAAAATCATTATGGCAGAGAATGAAATTAATAAAGAGATCGATATGTTGGTCTCTACAAAAAGTGAAAATGCCTGTAAAATAAATCAAATTATCAGTGATGAACAGCGTATTCTATTAGAACTGCGATATTTATGCTTTAATTCCTGGGAGCAAATAGCGATCAAAATGCAGTATAGCAGTTCATATGTCTATAAGCTTCACGCTTGCGCTTTAAAATCATTTGACAAAGTGTTAAATATGAAGGACTGTGATTGATATGGGAAATACTATAACAATCTTAGAGGTCATTGATATTGCAGAGGAAGTTGCACTAAAAATAAATATTATTATTTCATCAAAAGACATAATTCTAAAACATATAAATAAAGCATTGCCAGTGCCAATGTTGTTTAATAATGACAATTATCAAATGTGGGTGGATAAATACTACATAGCTTACAGTAATTCAAACGAAACTAAAATACATTATGTGTATCTGACGAAAAAGCATATTTCTGAAGAATATTATTCTTATAACGAAGTGCGAAGAAAACGTGGTATTGAATCGTATCTTCCTCAAGATATAAACGACACCTTTATCCAAGCAATAAATAAAATGTCCTTTACAGATAAAAACTATTATATTTCAAAAGAATTTCAAAAGAGGATAGTAAATAACCACGAATGATAGTAATTATCCAAGAATTATGTGTTATAATACAAACATAAAGATATGTAAAAAGCCAAAAAGCCTTTAGAGTATAAAACTCTGAGGGCTTTTGCTATACCCAAAGGACGGTGAACACTGTGCCATACAAACCAAAGAAACCTTGCAAGCATCAAGGATGCCCAAACCTAACAGCCGACAGTTTCTGCGAGCACCACAAACCTTTGCACCAAAGAGCAAGTTTAAAAGAACGTGGATATGACAGCAGATGGCGGAAGGCTCGTCTTAGGTTTCTTAATATAAATCCATTGTGTTTTAGATGCAAGGAGCAAGGTAAGTATGTTAAAGCAACAGTAGTTGACCACATAAAACCACACCGAGGTGACAAGGTTCTGTTTTGGGATGAAAGCAACTGGCAGGCACTTTGCAAGAGTTGTCATGATAGTAAGACTATGACTGACGATAGATACGAAGAATATAGATACTAATTGGCAATGGGAGGGGTCGGTTTATCTCCCCCATGCTTCCAAATGCTCACCGTTGTTCCCCTTGACGCAAATTTTCGCACTATTGCATAGGGGGGCATCTGTTTATAATAAAATATATTAGCAAAGTTTGGTAGCTACAATGTTTGTGGCTACTTTTTATTTGCCAAAAAGTATGCAGTGAAATACAACGTATAAATCGTTAGCAAACCGTGTCAAATCAACGTGTTGAGGGCTTAAAAAAATCCAAAATACTTGATAAAATAATAACTCAAAAAACTATAAAAACAGCTCAATTTAATTGCTTTTTTAATACATTTTCGTAGAAAGGGCTGAAGAAGATGACCGAAATAGAAAAACAACAGATAATGGAATTAAGACTAAAAGGTGAGGGCTATAAAAAAATTGCAGGGACACTTGGTATTTCAAGAGACAGCGTAAGGAACTATTGCAAACGAAATATGATTGGCGGTGATTCAGACTCTGCTTCACATAATGTTGAAGAACGAATAACTAACAATCTCTTTTGTGCTTGCTGCAATAAGCCCATCAAACAAAACAAAGGTGGCAGAGCAAGACGATTTTGCTCTGAAGGTTGCAGAAGAAAATGGTGGAAAGAAAATAAAGATAAACAAACCAAAAGTGAAAAAGCCACATATAAATTCATTTGCCATAGGTGTGGTATTGAGTTTAATTCTTATGGTAATAAACGCAGGAAGTATTGCAGTCACGATTGCTACATAAAAGATAGATTTTTGGAGGATTAAAGATGGAGTTTAAGAAACTACAAATTGATAGTTTAATTCCCGCAAGCTACAACCCACGAAAGAAACTGAAACCTGGAGACAGTGAGTTTGAAAAAATCCGAAACAGTATAAAAGAATTTGGATATGTAGACCCCGTTATTGTAAATAAGGATTTAACGGTAATAGGCGGTCATCAAAGAATAACTGTTCTTAAAGCTTTAGGCTTCACCGATATTGATTGTGTTGTAATCGATATTGATAAAACAAAAGAAAAGGCTCTAAACATCGCTCTCAATAAAGTTGGTGGCGAATGGAACAAGGATCTACTTGTTGACTTGATTAAGGATTTACAGTCGCTTGATTATGATATTGGACTCACTGGTTTTGACCCACCAGAGATTGATTCGCTATTTAATGAGTTGTTCCCTAAAGGGGTAAAAGAAGACGGCTTTGATGGAGCACCCCCAGAAAACCCTATTTCAAAGCAAGGTGATATATGGCTACTTGGACGGCATAAATTAATTTGTGGTGATAGTACACTACCCGAGACTTACGAAAAGCTTATGGATGGCAAGTTGGCAAATTTAGTCGTAACCGACCCGCCATACAATGTTGCGTATGAGGGAACTGCTGGAACAATAAAAAATGACAATATGGATGATAAAAAGTTTTATGAATTTCTGCTCAGTTCATACAAAGGCATGTTCCAAAGCCTATCTGACGGTGGTTCTATTTACGTATTCCATGCTGACCGTGAAACTGTAAATTTTAGAACAGCATTTAAAGATGCTGGCTTCTTTTGTCATCAAACTTGCATTTGGATTAAAAATTCACCTGTTTTGGGTCGTTGTGATTATCAATACACCCATGAGCCAGTGCTCGTTGGTTGGAAGCCTACCGCCGGGCATAAGTTTTATGCCGATAGGAAACAACGTACAACTTGGAACTTTGACAGACCTACAAAGTCAAAATATCATCCAACAATGAAACCAATCGCATTAATGGCTTATCCAATAGCAAATTCAAGTTTAACCAATTCAATTGTCCTTGACCCATTTGGTGGAAGTGGTTCAACTTTAATAGCTTGTGAGCAAACCGATAGAATCTGCTACACCATAGAACTTGATGAAAAGTATGCTGATGTTATTGCAAAAAGATATATAGAGCAAGTTGGTTCAAGTGATAGTGTGTTTCTTTTAAGAGATGGGATCAAAACTCAGTACTGTGATGTAACTGTGGAGGAAGGTGTATCAAATGACCTTCATTGATTTTTTTGCAGGTATTGGTGGTCTTCGGCTTGGTTTTGAACTTGCAGGTCATAAATGCATCGGTTACTGTGAAAAAGATAAGTATGCAGTTAAATCATATCATGCAATGTATAATATGGAGGATGAATGGTATGCAGAAGATATTACAAAACTTGAATCTGAACAAATCCCCTATTCAGACATATGGACAGCAGGATTCCCCTGCCAAAATATATCCGTCGCTGGAAAACAAGAAGGACTCCGAGGAAACCGAAGTGGACTATATTTTGAACTTATTAGGCTCCTCAAAGGCAAAGAAGAAGAGGATAAGCCCACATGGATTACACTTGAAAACGTTAAAAACCTGCTCTCAATTAATGATGGATTTGACTTTGCAACAATTCTCTCTGAACTGGACGAAGCAGGGTATGATGCAATGTGGCAGGTTCAAAATTCAAAAGATCACGGTGTTCCTCAAAACAGAGAGCGCGTGTTCATTATTGCAAATCTTAGAAGCAGAGGTAGACGAGAAATATTACCTATCAGCCGAGAAAACTCAAATGCTCTTAAGCAAGTTATAGGCGGTATGCAAGGATATAGGGTTTATGACACTGATGGTGTTTCAACTACAATTTTAGGTGGAGCTGGTGGAGTTGGTTCAAAGACTGGTCTATATTTTATTGATCAATCAACAATTAAAACTGAAATTACTGATGTTTCACGGTGTATTACTTCAAGATATACTGGTGGCATCGTAAATCACACGGCAACAAACAGTGCGGTACTTGAAGCTTATCCTATTTTAACACCAGAGCGAGCAGAAAAAAGACAAAACGGTAGACGGGTTAAAGATTCTGATGAGCCAATGTTTACAATTACAAGTTCTGACCGCCATGGTATTATTATTAATGATAGAAGAAAAGATGATGTTCGTTCAAGTGATGTTTGTCCTACATTACTTGCTCGGGATTACAAGGAACCAAAAAAGGTGTTAATGGAGAATTATCGAATCCGAAGACTTACTCCAAGAGAATGTTTTAGACTTCAAGGTTTTCCAGACGCACTTTTTGATAAGGCACAAGCAGTTAATAGTGATTCTCAGCTGTATAAGCAAGCTGGCAATGCCGTAACAGTAAATGTAGCCTATGCAGTAGCAATGAGTATTTCAAATATATAAATATATTTCATAGTATTACATATATAGCTTGCAATTATACAACTTTAGAGTGATTACTGTAACTACAAAAATTGAAAGGTAGGAAAAAGGAATGACAAACAACACTTTTGTAGTTACGCAAAAAGTCACTGGAGCAGAACGCAAGGTTATAGCTTCAGTAATCGCACAAGCAATTGATGAGCAGGTGAAATATGCAGGTGCGCCATCCATGGCTTATCATATTGGACAGTGGAGAATTGAGAAATCGGGGGTTGTCCGTTCGCCAGAGGTTGAGATAGCAAACATTGAAACCATAAAGCAAGTTATTGATGCTTTAAAAGTATCAGGCTTTACTGCTGAGGGTGACTTAAGTATTATTCTTTCAGCCGAGTTGCACACAGGCGGCACTCTTCGCAACCTGTGCAACTTAATAAGTAGCAAGGGTATGTTGTTGCAAAAAGCGTTGTCAAGGCACACCGAGGCGATACCGCAAGCACTGGTGGAAACAATAAATGAAGTGCCGATTGATACAATAGAAGGTTTTATGAAAGTATATAACAGCGGCGATTTATGGCTTGAGCATTTACCAAACGAAATAGGGTTTTGTTTCTTCAATGCCACCCTAAACTTTGACGAGGTGTTTGCACAAATAACCTTAGCACAGAAACTTAATGAAATGGCAATAATTCAAAAGCATATAGGCTCAAAACAAAAGCTCATTATAAATGAGGCTTACAGTTTTAGGGTTTGGCTTATTCGCTTAGGTTTTATTGGAGATATTTATAAAACAAGCAGAAAGGCTTTACTTTCAAAACTTGAGGGCAATAGAGCCTACCGTGGTGGGGTTACAAATGAAAGCAATTAAACTAAAAGAACTAATTAAAATATTGCAATCACAGGCTAAGGAATATGGTCCTGATATTTTAGTAGGCATATCATTCGATGCCGAGGGTAACGGTTTTTCACTTTTAGCTGATGAACAGTTATGCAGTATTGAGAATAATGTTTCAAGTGAACTCGGAACTAAAGAATTCGGCGAGGAAACTGGAACTCAAAAGGCTCTTGTTTTATGGGGTACTAATTAATCATAATATGCACAACTATTCCTCCAATAAAGGTGTGTTTTTCTACCTAATATACTACAAGTATATCTTGATATATACTGTGTGTAGAGTTAATATGTGTATACCGAAAGGGAATAAACACACATTAAAAAGGGGAAAAAGACAATGAAAAGCACACTTTTTGGAATCGAAGTAGAATTTTCAGGGATAACAAGAACACAGGCGGCTGAGGTTGTAAGGAAATATTTAGACGGAACAACAGAGGCACTTGGCGACATTTACGACACAAGAGCAATTACAGCACCTGATAGCCGAGTTTGGAAAATAATGAGTGACGCCAGTGTAACCTGCAAAAAGAAAGAAAACGGTCGAGTAGTTAATGCAAGCAAGCTTTACTCCTGCGAACTGGTAAGCCCAATTCTTACATACGGAAATGACATTGAAACTTTACAGGAAATAATAAGGCTCCTGAGAAAAGCAGGGGGGCTAACAGGCTTGACGGAAGGCATACATTATCAAAAGTTAAATATTATGCAAAGTAGAAGATAAAAATGCTGCAAAATAGGCAGATATATCTGAATAAACTTTTGATAATATCCTAAAATAAAGTAAGGCTATAAGCCTATAATGTTTTAGGAGGAAATACTAATGGAAAAGACTGCAACCAATCTGACGTTAGAAGAACTAATTACAAAAGCAAGAGTACATTTGGAGTCACTTGGATACACAAAAGAAACGATGAAGCATTTTATGGGGGCTTGGACAACTTTGTGGATATATGCACAAGCCGCAAATGTGACTCATTTCACAACGGAATTTGGGCATAAGTTTCTAAAAGAAAAATATGCGATAAATCCATTTGATGTTAATCTAGCAAGCCACAAAAGGACTGTCCGTAGAGCGATAGCCGTTTTAATTGACTATCAGTTAAGCGGAATCATTTACAAAAGGCAGCTTATGAAGCTACATCAATGGTTTCCTGAATATCGTGATATTTGTGAAGAATTTCTTGATTCCTATGTTAGAGACAGACTGGCAAAAGGCACTGCACGACTGTTTAGACTTAACTTAGAAAAATTGACTGCTTACCTTATTAATGGCAATGTTAAATCAATTGGTGATGTCACGCCACGTGATATTGAGTGTTATGTGTCAACATATATTGGCTATGCAAAAGAAACATTATCTTATGCAATGTATGTTCTAAGATGTTTCTTTAAATATGCGTTTGAAAACAACTATACGGCAACCGACTTATCTGCATATCCCCCGACCATAAAAATAAATCCCAAAGCGAATATCCCGTCAGTGTTTAACGTTGACGAGATAGAAAGACTTTTAAAAGCAGTAGACAGGGGGAATCCTATGGGTAAAAGGGATTATGCGATTCTACTGCTTGCAGTAAGATACGGTATGCGAGTCGGCGAAATAACAGCACTACAGCTTAACAATCTAAACTTTGAAACTAGAACAATTAATTATCTTCAGAGCAAGACAGGTAATTCAATGAAATCTGATATGCTTAAAGAAGTAGGTTGGGCACTCATTGATTATTTAAAAAACGGCAGACCAAAAACAAGCAGTTCTAACGTTTTTGTAAGGCAAATACCACCCTTTGACTCATTCGGTGAAAATAACAATCTCCATCATATAATGTCAAAGTATTTAAATATCGCAAAAATCAAGGTACCAAGAGGTAATAAGAGCGGTATTCACACACTAAGGCACAGCTTAGCCAGTAATCTTTTGGAGCAAGGCGTACCGTTACATGTTATTTCAGATGTATTAGGACATCTTGAACTTAACAGTACAACAATATATACAAAAATTGATTTGTCTCAGCTAAGCCTGTGTGCGTTGGAGGTGCCTTATGAAGCCAACTAATAAGATGCCAGAATTTAAAAGTATTTTCGCCAATAAACTTCATGACTTTCTACAATTTAAACGAGCGATCGGTTACAAGTATATAAGTGAGAGCAAACAGCTTGTTAGGTTTGATAAATTCTGTATTTTAGAGCGAATAGATAAATTAGAACTTGACGAGCAAACAGTCTTAAAATGGACAGCTAAGCGTGATGGTGAAAAGCCGAAAACCCATTTCACAAGGAGTAGTATTTTGAGACAATTTGTTCTTTATCTAAATAAAAATGAAATATCTGCCGCTTTACCACATCAGATCAAGAAAAGCGCATTTTCTAAATTTTTTACACCATATATTTTTACTCACGAACAGATAGCGAACTTAATTTCACAAGCAGATAAGCTCCCAAGAAGCACATCTACTTCAAAAATGTATTTAATATTTCCAATCCTTTTGAGATTACTTTATGGCTGTGGTCTCAGAGTATCTGAAGCCTTAAAACTTTACATTGGTGATTTAGATCTAAAACGTGGCGTTATAACCATAAGAGAGAGTAAAAATGACAACAACAGACTTGTACCAATGTCCCGAAGCTTAAATTCTTGCATAAAAGACTATTTAGACAGAGTTCATCCCATACAAAATGATGATGATTTTGTATTCCAAACATCTAAGAAGGAGCAATATAGCACACGTACAGTATATCAAGAATTCAGAAAAGTTCTATGGCAATGTGAAATATCTCATGGCGGGCGTGGGAAAGGTCCTAGACTTCACGATGTAAGGCATACCTTTTCGGTTCATTCTCTTCAAAAATGGATTTATGAAAAGCGTGATACCTATGTGCTTTTGCCCATACTATCAACCTATTTGGGTCATAAAAACATTTATGCAACAGAAAAATATCTAAGACTAACATCAGAGATGTATCCTGATGTTCTTGAAAAAGTTAGGGTGGTTTGTGAAAATATTATTCCGGAGGTTGTTGATTATGAAACCTACTGATTTTGCCTACAATCTCTCAAGATATTTCAAAAGCTACATGCCCGGTGAGTTGGGTCTTAGCTCAAAAACTATTCGCTCATATCAAGATGCTTTTTCTATTTTTTTAAAGTATTGCAAATCTGAATGTGGCATTATTCCTGATAAACTAATGCTTGATATGTTGAATGTAGATTTGCTATCAGATTTTCTGCAATATTTAGAGGATAATGGAAACAGCATTGCAACACGAAACCACAGGCTTACGGTTCTTCGTGCATTTTTTAAATATTTACAGCTTAAAGAACCAAAGCATATTCTTTTAATGCAACAATTACTTGCTATTAAGCACAAAAAAAATAAAAAACCTGTGATAAATTTTCTTTCTATCGAAGGTATAACTTTAATTACACGACAACCAACTGCACAATTTAAGTCGGGTTACAGAGATATGCTTTTGCTAAGTGTTCTTTACGATAGTGCTGCTCGTGTCGATGAGTTAATCAATATTAAAATAGGGGATTTTAGACTTTCAGCTCCAGCAACAGTTTTGTTGCATGGTAAAGGTGGAAAAGATCGCATTGTGCCCATTTCACAGAAAACGGCAGATTTAGTACAAAACTATCTAATTAAAGAAAAATTAAAATCATTTGAGTACAATACCAAGTTGTTGTTTAACAATCGTTCTGGCAATAAACTTACAGGAGCAGGTGTAACGTATATTGTTAAAAAATATGCCAATTTGGCGAGAATGAAAAATCCTTCATTAATTCCAAATGTCTTATCTCCTCATTGCTTTAGGCACTCAAAGGCTATGCATCTTTTACAATCTGGAGTGAGTTTAATTTATATTCGTGATTTTTTAGGTCATGAACATATTAAAACCACCGAGATTTACGCAAAGATTGACAGTGCCGAAAAGAGAAAAGCTATTGAAAATGCTTATCCTAATACTAATTGCAATAGCAATAATGATTTTGAGGCGGATTGGAATGATGATTCTTCGCTTATGACTTGGATAAAGTATACTTGTAGTTAATCTATGCAAGGATATTATGCAAAGTAATTTGTTCAAACTTTTATTGTTTTGCAGCATTTTTATCTTCTACTTTGCATAATATTTAACTTTTGATAATGAATATTATCAAAAGCTTTCGATAATATTCACGTTCATTGTAACGGAGCAGACCACACACCCCAAAGCATAAGAAACTTTGTAAATATAATGGCAAGCAAGGGTGACCTTTTATACAAAGCCTTAGAGATTGAAAAAGAAAGAGCAAAATATTGCAAAAGGCTCGACAGTCATTTGGTCGAAAGAATGAATACAAAGAAACCACAGACCTTTAAAGAAATATCCGACATTTGGTACGAGGGCTACGGACAAAACATTCACACCCATTATCACCAAAGTCGGTACCATTTTTTAAATTTACATAGCTTTTTCACAGGACACCACACAGTAGAACTTAGAGGCTTTAATTCAGAATTGCACGCTGGCAAGGTACGTTCAATCGTGATTTTGGCTTTGGCACTCAATCAACAGGCACTTACTCAACGGTTTGCAAGTGCAAAAAAGAACCAAACTGAGAATGAAAAATTTGCAATGAGAACTTACCTCAACCGCATTGGACTTATTGGTGAAGAATTTAAAAACTGCAGAGAATTTCTAACAAAGGCATTGGGAGGTTGTTCAGCTTGGCGTAACGCAGCTTGAAAGGAACAGAGCCAGTGAGGGGCTACGACCCCTCACACAGGCTGTAAATATTTGATTGGAGTAATATAGAATGAAACCTAACACCAAGATTTATGGGGCATACGGTTCAAACATGAACCTTGAGCAAATGAAAAAACGCTGTCCGAATGCAAAAGTAATTGGAACTTGCATTTTAAAAGATTACAAACTAACCTTTAGGGGTAATTACAGAGGGGTTGCAAATATTGAGCCATGTGACGGCAGGAATATACCAATTGTACTTTGGAGAATAACCAGTAAATGCGAAAACGCCCTTGATATTTACGAGGGTTTCCCTACCCTATATATTAAAAAGCAAGTTAAGGTCGGAAAGGCTTTACAAGAAGTAATGGTATATATTATGGCCGAGGAATTTGCAAATATTCCTGCCGAACCTACTGAATATTATTTTAATGTCATAGCACGTGGCTATATTGATAATAACATAAATATAAAGCCACTTCAAATAGCATATTCAGAATGCTTATCTGAAATAAACGGAGGACAATATGACAAAGGGTGAAATTGCAGCAAGAGCCGAGGCTTCTTTAATGGGACTATTCATTCCAGTAAAAGGCAACATTGAAGCGGTTCGAGAAATGCTCAAATATTATGATACTTTCTTCAAGAACACAGGTAATAATGGTATAGACGCAGACGAGGTTTTAAGGCTAACATTCAGATATGTTGAGGATAAAACAACGGTTATTATCCACATTGGTGTAAATACTATTGACGATGCAATTTTAATAACACTACCTCTTAAGAATGCAGAGGAACTTAAAGAGCATGGCTACACACTTGATGCAGAGGATGGCGAGTTTTGTTATTGCTATAACGCCACATACCCCGATTGCTCGGAACTCGGTTATAGCTACTTTAAAAAAGATAACTTTGGATACAGGAGGATTGGATAGTGGATAAGTTTTTTTCTCAGAAGCACTGTGATAAGTGCGGTGGCGACTTGAAAAATGGTCGCACCATGTCTAAATTCAATGAAGATTGTATATGCATTTCTTGTTCAGAAAAAGAAAGACTTGACCCAGATTACAAAAAGGCAGTTGAAGCTGACCACGAGCAAATAAAGCAAGGCAATTTTAACTTTGCTGGCATCAGAGCAGAGGCAGAAAAACACACTATTTCTGATAAAGTGGTGGAACAGATTTTGGATATAAGAGCTGGAGGTCGACACAACATGTTTAATGTTACTGACGTTCAGCGAGAAGCTTATGAAAAGGATTTTTTTGAAATGGTCACTTTTTTAGAAGAACATAAGAAGGAATATGTAAACTACATACTTACTGGTCAAAGGTAACTTCATATTTATTTTTTTATTTGATACACCTTTTGATTTATATTTTGAACATTTATATGTATAATTAAATTAATATATATAAAAGACGGAGGTTATAACAATGGTAGAATCTAATAACTATAAAAATGGAGTTGACTTTCCTTATGAGGGATTTGTACAAAAATCAATAGAAAATTGCTTTTCAAAATTAGGATACAGCCAAGTAAAAGAAAAGCATGTTGATTTTATGTGTATAAATACTCTTAAAAATGAAAAATGGATTATTGAGGCTAAGGGAAAAACAACAGCAATTGGTCTGGATTTTAATACATGTGTTGGACAAATAATAAAGCGTATGGAGACACCAAATATAAAATACGCTATAGCAGTACCTAAGATCGAACAATATATTAAACAGTGTAAATTAATTAAACAATGGATTAGAGAGGCATTAAATCTATATTGGATATTTATTGATTCGGATGGTAAAATGATTATTGTTGAGCCTGGGGTTGATGAATTTTAGCCCATCTGATTATTAACATTTTAAGGAAATCTCATAACGAGATTTCCTTTTCTTATAATCTTTTTTAAGAATGGAGGTGATACTTATGGCACAAAGAGGTCGAAAACCAATACCTACGGCAATAAAAGTACTGGAAGGTAATCCAGGCAAACGAGAACTTAACACAAAAGAACCAAAGCCTGAAAGAAAAGCACCTAAATGCCCTGCTTGGCTTGATACTGAAGCTAAAAAGGAATGGAGAAGAGTAGCAAAGCAACTTGAAATGCTTGGCGTTTTAACAGAAGTTGATATGGCGGCATTTGCAGGATATTGTCAGGCCTATGCACGGTGGAAAGAAGCAGAAGAGTTTATTACAAAGCACGGAACAATTGTTAAAACTCCATCCGGGTACTGGCAGCAAGTGCCACAGGTATCAATCTCTCAAACCTATCTTAAAATAATGAGTAGATTCTGTGAGCAGTTTGGATTAACACCATCTTCAAGAAGCAGGATTGTTGCAGATAATGGCTCTGCAAATGAGGGCGATGGAATGGAGAACATTCTCAAAGGGGTTTTTAAGTGATGGGAAAATTCACTCCAACTAAATTTATGCTGCCAACTTCTCACTATGATTCCGACAGAGCAGAATATGTAATTAAATTCATTGAACAATTAAAGCATACAAAAGGTGAATGGCATAATAAACGCTTTATTTTACTTGATTGGCAGCTTGAGCTTATTAGAAATATCTTTGGGGTTATAAAGGAAAATGGAAATCGTCAGTTTACAACTTCATATGTGGAGATAGCCAAGAAACAAGGAAAGACAGAGCTCGGGGCAGCACTCGCTTTATATATGCTTACAGCAGATGGTGAAAAAGGTGCTGAAATATATAGTTGTGCTGCTGATAGAGCACAAGCCAGTTTAATATATAACGTAGCTGTTGATATGGTTGCGTTATGTCCAGCACTTAAGAAAAGACTTAAAATAGTAGCATCACAAAAGAGAATAGTTTTTCCTGCAATGAATTCCTTTTATCAAGTCTTATCAAGTGAAGCATATTCCAAGCATGGAATTAATCCCCATGCTGTGTTATTTGACGAAACTCATGTTGCAAACCGAGAGATGTTTAACGTCATGCTAAATGGTGCCTCAGATGCAAGACGTCAGCCGCTTAATTTTCTTATCACTACAGCTGGCAACGACATGCACAGTATTGGTTTTGAAATACACCAAAAGGCAGTTGATATTTTAGAGGGCAAGAAAATAGATAAATCATTCTACCCTACTATCTATGCAGCCGATGAGATGGATGATTGGACATTACCAAGTGTATGGCTCAAAGCTAATCCCAGTCTTGGAATAACAGTAACCGAAGAAAAGCTACAAATAGCCTGTGAAAATGCAAGGCAAAACCCAGCAGACGAAAATCTTTTTAAACAATTACGATTATGCATCTGGGTAAAACAATCTATACGTTGGATGCCCATGCATATTTGGGATTTGTGTTCTTTTGCAACAATGACAGACTCACTTAAAGGCAGAGAATGTTTTGCAGGGCTTGACCTTTCAAGCACAACAGATATTACAGCATTTGTTTTGGTGTTTCCACCTTTAGCAGATGATGATAAATATATAGTACTTCCCTACTTTTGGATTCCAGAAGAAAATATAAAACTAAGAGTAAGACGTGATCATGTGCCTTATGATGTGTGGGAAAAGCAAGGATACATAAAAACAACAGAAGGGAATGTTGTTCACTACGGCTTCATAGAAGCATTTATTGAGGAACTACATACTAGATACAACATCAAAGAAATAGCATTTGACCGTTGGGGTGCAGTGCAGATGACACAGAATCTTGAAGGTATGGGCTTTACAGTTGTTCCATTCGGTCAAGGTTACAAAGATATGTCACCACCAACAAAAGAGCTTATGAAACTTACTCTTGAAAAGAGAATAGCTCATGGTGGAAATCCTGTGCTTCGGTGGATGATGGATAATATTTTTGTGAAAACCGACCCTGCAGGTAATATAAAACCTGACAAAGAAAAATCAACAGAAAAGATTGATGGTGCAGTGGCACTAATAATGGCACTTGATAGAGCAATCAGGTATCAAGGGAGTAGCGGTAGTATTTATGATGTGAGGGGGATTTTTATTTTATGAGCGTTTTCAAAACCCTGTTTCGGTCAAGAGACAAGCCCGTCACAAATAGCCTTTTCGGTTCTGCATATAGCTTCTTCTTTGGAAGCACCACAAGTGGCAAAACTGTAAACGAGCGAACTGCCATGCAGACTTCGGCTGTGTATGCCTGTGTGAGAATTCTTGCAGAAACAATAGCAAGCCTGCCACTTCATACTTACAGAAGTACAGCAAACGGTAGTGAAAAAGCAATTGACCACCCTTTGTATCATTTACTTCATGATGAACCAAATTCTGAGATGACTTCTTTTGTGTTTCGTGAAACACTTATGAGCCATCTTCTATTATGGGGAAATTCATATTCTCAAATAATCAGAGATGGCAGAGGTAATGTTATTGCACTGTACCCTTTGATGCCAAATAGGATGATGGTTGGTAGATCCACAAACGGTGAACTCTATTACCTTTATTCCGTGTATACCGATGAAGATCCAATGCTAAAAGGCGTTGGTCAGGTGTGTTTAAGCAGTGATGAAGTTTTGCATATTCCAGGGCTTGGGTTTAACGGCCTCATCGGTTACTCACCAATAGCCATGGCAAAAAATGCGATAGGAATGTCCATTGCCGTTGATGAATTTGGATCTAAATTCTTCGCAAATGGAGCAAGTCCTGGAGGAGTTTTAGAACATCCTGGAGTTCTTAAAGACCCAGCAAGAGTACGGGACAGTTGGAATTCTGTATATGGAGGAAGTTCCAATTCTAATAAGGTGGCTGTACTTGAAGAAGGATTGTCATTTAAACCGATTACAATACCGCCAGAGCAAAGCCAATTTTTGGAAACAAGAAAGTTTCAGACAGAAGAAATATGCAGAATATTTAGAGTGCCCCCTCATCTCGTGGCTTCTCTTGACAAAGCTACGTTTAGTAATATTGAGCATCAATCTATTAGTTTTGTTGTTAATACAATTAGACCATGGCTTGTAAGAATAGAGCAATCAATAAATAAAGCTTTACTTTTACAAGGCGAGAAAAAAGAATACTTTGTAAGTTTTGTAGCAGATGGACTACTGCGAGGTGATTATGCTTCAAGAATGCAAGGATATTCAATAGGCATACAAAACGGGTTCTTATCGCCAAATGATGTAAGGGCATTAGAAAACCTCAATTCCATACCATTTGGTGACACATTTATGGTTAACGGCAATTTATTAAAACTTCAAGATATAGGTGCTTATATAAAACAAAATAACAACACGCAAGGAGGAACTGGATAATGAAAAATAATTTTTTTTGGAACTGGGTCAGGAATGATGTTGGCGAGAGAACATTGTATCTTGATGGAGCAATAGCAGAAGACACATGGTTGGGCGATGAAGTGACACCCAGACAGTTTAAATCAGACTTATTTAATGGTGATGGTGACATAACTGTGTGGATTAATTCACCAGGTGGAGACGTTTTCGCTGCTTCACAAATCTATAATATGCTTATGGATTACAATGGTAAAGTTACAGTTAAGATTGATGGACTCGCTGCAAGTGCCGCTTCTGTGATTGCTATGGCAGGTGGCGAGGTACAAATATCACCTGTTGCTTGCATAATGATCCATAACCCAATGACAATTGCGATGGGTGACACTGAGGATATGCAAAAAGCAATTGGAATGCTCAGTGAAGTCAAGGAATCAATTATTAATGCATATACACTCAAAACAGGTATGT